TATCAAGTATTAAACAATAACGCGGCTTAAGCCTTTGGATCTACTTATTTCTATTAAGCCGTCAACCATATCTTTCATTATGTCTATATGAGATATAATAACCACAAAATCAAATTCATTTTTAAGATAGTCAAATAGCATAGATATGGAATTTATGTTTTCAGAATCAAGATTTCCGAATCCTTCATCGATTGCAAGGAAATTAGGTCTAGGTAAATTAGATATCTTTATAAGTGCAACTCTAATTGCAAGTGAGCTAATAAATTTTTCCATGCCTGATGTGAGTTCTAAAGGCCATCTGTCTTCATCTCCGTATTTTATATAGCTTAATATGTTTTTGCCATCTACATCGAACTCAATTTCAAAATCTACAATCTGAGAAAGTGTGTTGTTTATTTCTTCTTCTAAATAAGGTAGCGTTTCTGCAATAATCTCATAAGGTATACCATCACGTCGTATTGCATCTAAATAAAACTCATATGATTTCAACCTAAGTTCCAATTCATGAGCCTCAGTAATAGTGTTTGTAATGTTAGATATGTTTTGATCTGTTATTGAGACATTGCTGTACGCCTGTTGTATATCTGTTTGGCTTTCGTCTAACTCTAATTTTATATTTGCTTTTTCTATTTCTAACTTTTCAATAGATGCGTTAATCTTCTCATTGGCTTTAATCGTCTCCTTGTTCTTATGATACTTCTCTATATCACGCTCTACGCCCTTTAATTCAGTTTTCTTTGCGCGTAGGTCAGACTTTCTTTGCTCTGATTTGATAATAATTTCTGATTCATATTGGATAATTGTTACTTTTTCAGATTCAAGAGTTTTGTATGTATCTATAAGGTTTTTAACGGATGTTGTATCATTTAATACATTGTCAGACGCTGCTTTATCGTTAAGTAATTTATTGACAACTATCTTGTCTTCTGTAAGTGATTCTTGAGCCTTCATTGCAGACTTTACAAACTCATTGTCACAACAGTAATTACAGTTGGGATCATATTCATGTGTATCTAATTTAGATATAAGATCGAGCTTGTTTCTAACGTTAACCTTTATAACTTCTATCTCTCTTACCAATCTAGAGTTATTTTCCTTTTCTATATCTAAAACTGCTTTTTTAGCAATTAGATTTTTTATATCAATTTTTGATATTTTAGAATCCAACTCGGCTAACTGGTTTTTGTTTGTCTTCTTATAGTTCTTATATTTTTCAAGTTTGTAATTGTATACCTTTATGTCTTGTTCACAATAAGACTTTTTGCTTTCAAGTTTATCTATATCGTTTTCAATTGTTATACTCTTGAGCTCTTTTACTTTACTGTGTATGTGATTTTCTTTTTTAGTATACTTCTTCTGTATTTCTTTCTTTGCTAAGTCCAGTCTTTGATATGTTGATTCGTAAGTTTTTAAATTATCTTCTTCATCTATAAGCTGTTGAGAATAATCTGTTTTTCCAAAGTTTCTTAAAAGCACCTGAACTTCTTTTATTTCTTCGTTAGCTAATTGATACAATTCTTCGAATACAGTTATATCCAAAAACTGAGATAGTAAATCTTTCTTTTCTGTTTGTGACTGGTCTATAAATCCAGTATTGTTATTTTGCACAGACATCGATGTTAAAACAAAATCATTATATAAACCTAGATAACCTCTTATGTTTTTATCAGTCTGGGTTCTTTGCTCACCATTAAGAGATATTATGTTATCGTCTTCACCAATCATCCAGAAATTAACATCGACTCTAACGTGACCTTTCTTTTCTTTCTTACCTTTTCTTTCAATAAAGTACTGTACGCCATCAATATCAAATGAAAGCTTAGAATAAAAGCTTTTCTTTTTATTGTTTAAAACATCGCCTGCTGATTTCGTTCTAGAGCACTTGTGAAATACACAAAACATCAAAGCATCTAATATTGCAGACTTACCTGCGTGGTTAGGTGCAAATACACCTATTACATCTCTAAGCTTGCTAAAGTCTATTATGTTATCTTCTCCATAGCTAAACATATTAGAAAATTCAAAAGTTTTTGGAGTCCACCGTACGCCTCTTGATATTTCTGTAGTTGGAAGACTTTTGTTTAATTCTGTGTTTATATTTTTTATACGTCTTATAGTTTCATCGTCTGCAGGATGGTTTGTACCTATATATTCTTCTAATAACTCGTTTTGATATTGTACATCTCGTATATCTCTAGTAATAGAACGTGTTGTTTTGTTTTGAGCGTTGAGCTTGTCATTTTTTATTATTACAATATCAGTAGTTTTACATCTACCTTTTATTTGCTTTATAATATCTTTAAGCTGAGCTTGTGTTGTGCTTTCTGTTCGTATTCTAACTCTAGGGTATTTAGGTATATTATCTATATTAGGAAGAATACCTTCTTTTACATTTACAGTATAAAAGCCATGTACGTTTTCAAAGTCTACAAAGCTAGCGTTTCTTTTATCAACATCCCATATAGCACAGCCATGTTTATCAAACGCTTCTCCAAAATTCTGCTGTATTAATGAACCTACTTGCAGTATCGTTTCTGACTTATCGTAGAATTGTCTTTTGTGTATATCTCCAAGCATTACCATATCGTAGCCATCAAACATAGACACTTTTAAATCATCGCTTTCTACTTTATAACCTGCATCTGTATATGACATATCTATCGCACCATGAAATAATGCAACTTTAGTTTCAGCGTCAAATGAATTTGATTTTATAAAAGTCTTTGGATCATCAAATATACTAAATATAGCAAAGTGAGTATCTGCTATCTCGTGAACTGCAGAGTCTTTAAGATAGTGAAGTTGAGGGTGATTGAGTGACTCTATCATAGGTGATAGTGAGTCCAGCCTTGATGAGTTATTTAGATTAGCATCATGATTACCTGTTATAACTATTGTGTGTCTTCTATCTGCTAAGTTTTTAAGAAATTCACAGGTTACTTCTATAAGCTCTGGTGATATATCTGTTTTGCTATGTACTACATCTCCTCCAACATAAACTATTGAGTTTTTAGGAAGCCTGTCTACTTCTTTATATAATTGTCTAAATACTTTTCTGTATTCTTTATGCCGTTGATAGTTTCTTATATGTATGTCAGCTACATGTAATACTTTTTCTAGTTTATCAAATCCTACGTCAATTTTGTTAAAGTCCAAATTTCATCTCCAAAAGTTTTGCAAAGTCAACGGTTTTAGAATCACCAATAATCTTAGTAATTTTTTTATGTCCTAATGTACTAGGATCTTCGTCGTCTTTCATTTCAATTATTCTTACATCTATATTTTCAGATTGTAAATATTCACACAGCTTTATAGACTCGCTTTTTGCATCGTTATCTAAAACTATATTTACTCTCTTTACATTATTTTGCTTTATCTTCATTTTAAGTATCTTAGGTAAAAACTTTCCAAATATTGGTATTGAGTTTTCACCAATTGCTATTGCATCAAACACACCTTCACATATACTTATGTCTTCGCTCCAGTTAACTAGGAGTTCGAAGCCTACGACATCTTTAGAAGTTTTTGGATTCTTGTGCTTGAAGTCACTATCATAATATGATCTACCTACAAAGTAATTAAGCATTCCCTGGTCATCGTAACTTGGTATTATTATCATCCCATTATATTGTCCTGAATCGCAAAATCCTATATTATATCTAAGTACATCTGTCTTTGTTATACCTCGTGATTTTAAATATTTAGCAGCGTTTCTGAATTCAGGGTTGTTCGAACTTCCGTTTATCATAGGTGTGAACTCCATTGGTAAAGATACGTGGTCTACTTGCTTTTCTTTATCTACCCTTCTTTTAACGCCTGTTAGTGAATGAAGCTCGCCTATCTTTCCTATAGCGCCTATCTGCTTAAATATTCTTTCAGCTCCAACACCTTTCACACCACAAACCCAGCAATGCCATTTTTGAGATACTATGTTTATTACAAGCTTCTTTTTATGATGGTTGCAGTAAGGGCATGAAAAAGTTGCTTCATTACCACTAGTCATTGACTTACCTAATACAGTTTCAAAAAGATTGAGCAATCGTCTACTTTTATTCATGTATATAATATAACAAAAAATGTTGAGTTATTAAAACTTTATTTCGTTTATTTTAGATTCAGTTTCGGGTGTGAATCTAACCCTAGCAAATCTCCTAGGGCCTATACAGTCATTGTAAAATTCATCTTTAACTGAAACGTGATACCTGTGGTGTATGTTTTCTTCCAAATAATTTACTTGGCCTTTGGTTTCTCCCATTATCAATATTTCAAACTTAAACTTTTCTTTACCAATAGTGTCTATATCGTTGTTTAGTTTTTTTGAAGAACCTGTATATATTCTCCAGTTAGAATCTTTTCTTATTATCTTGCGTCTTTTCTTACCTTTGACTTTTACTCTACGAGTTGTGCCGAAGTATTTTCGACCTATATATTTTCTACCTGATATTACGTTTGTAATTATGTAAACAAAACCAAATTCGTTTTCAGGTGCCTCTTCTAAAGGCTTTCCTTTGTATAACCAATGACTCATATTTTTAACTATCGAAAGATACCACAAATGTAGTATCATAGTGATTTGATTTAGCAATAGGTCTTGATAATTTACCTACAGCTAATAGTCTTGCTTGTGAGTCATACAGACCCACCGTTGTAATATATGGTGACCATTCAGATCCTGTTGCAAATGAATGTATTGTACTAAGCTTGTGATCATCAATTAGTGTAGGATTCATTGTGAACCCATACTCTCTTTCTTTTACATGACAGCTATATTCTTGTTCGATTATAGTATGTGTATTTCTAAATTTCATAATACATTCAGAAAATATATTATTCCCTTCTACACTTGAGTGGTAACTAGTACCTACATCTGAAGGTGCTGTGAGTGTAAGTATTCCGTGGTTATAAAATACGTTGCCTACTTTATTTTCGAATGAAGGGTTTGTGTTAGCAAAAGTAACTTCATTTTGTGTAATCTCCCTC